ATAACAACAAAAGGAAAATATGAAGAAAAACATATATCAAAAATTACACTCAGCTTGTTTAACAGCAGGTGGTGTAAAGAAAGCCGATAAAGTAAAAGGGATGCACTTTAATCCTTTATTACATGATGCGGTTCAAGAAGTGGCGACACAAGCCTTACTCGATAATGGTTTGTATGTAACTTGCAATTATCTCACCGAAGTTATGGATGCGAGAGATGCAGTTATGGTGATATGTACCATGAAGGTACATGACATTGATGATCCTAAGAGCTTTATCATAGTTGATGGATGTTCAGCAATGGGAGCAATGGATAAGTTTGGTACAGGTAATGCCATGTCTTATTCAAGAAAGTATGCTTTCTTAAATCTATTAAACTTAAAGACAGGTATAAAAGATGAAGATGGTTATCAAGCCAAATCGTTTAATAAAATTTCTAAGGAGCAATCCAAAGAAACAAGTCCAGTTTATCTTGATGATAATGTGGATGCCGAAGAGATAAAAGGATATATCCGTTTAGCTAAAAACTCTAAGCAGTTTTATAGTTTAGCAGATAAGTATAAAGCTGAAATCCAATATCTTATGAAAAACAATTCTAAAGCATATACGCAATTAAAGAAAGTTGCTGATGCTAAAGAGTTGGAATTAAATAACGTGCAACAATAAAGTTGCAGATAACAAAAGGAAAAAATGAGCAATGAAGCTATATGGGTAAATGTAATACCCAACGCAAAAAAAACACCAGACAATCAATTTGGCACAAGCGGTAAAGAATTGCCAGATTGGGTAGCTCCTCCTAACGTAGAAGCACAAGCGAAAGGAAAGAACTGGACAATCGGAGTGAAGGTTGGAAGTGCTTGGTATAATCAAGCTGGTTGGAATACTAAAGATGATAATGGTAATCCTACTGGTGGTATAACAATTAAGTTATCACCAAATACTCCAAGTTCTGCTACAAGTAGTGGTGGTGGAAAGCAATCTTTTACACCACAAAAGACATTTGCTAAAAATGTTGCTTATGGTAGTAATAAACAGTCAGGATTTTAAATAATTTTGACATCTTTGTGGGGAGTTTTAGTCATTACCCTTGACTTTTTCATTAGTTGTTTTCCTCCCCACAGAGACCCCTTGAAATTATGAAAAGTATTAAGAATCAAATTGGTGGATCACATTATAAAGATAATTTTAAAATCCAACCTATTGAATATATACAAGCGAATCGTATGCAGTTTGCTGAGGGTTGCGTAATTAAATATGTTTCAAGACATTCATTTAAAAACGGCAAAGAGGATATACTAAAAGCTATACAAAATCTACAATTTATACTGGAAAGAGATTACAATGATTGACAAATCTGCCAAAAAGGTTATAAGAACAAAAGACGGAAGTGCAAGTTTTCAATATGTAGAAAGATTTGATTCCGTAGAGAAAGCTGCCGACCCCTCAAATGAGGGAAAGTTAGTAGAAGTAAAGGTAACAGATATAAAATGGAACTTTACAAAAGTGAAGGAGGATGCTGATGAAAATCAGGATGCGTCTACAGAGGTTAAGAGACCTTCAGGAGAAAAAACACCAGAAGTATCTTGAAGCTCAACTGAAAGCCGAAAAATATCATAGAGATAGTATTAGGCTTGGCAGAAAAGTAGTAGACACACAAGAGCAATTAATGAGAGCTTAATAGTCTTATTAATTACATAATTATAAAAACAACAAAAGGTTGTGCAAACAACAGAAGGGTATACTACGCAAATGAAAACAATCACACAATTAAAACAAGCAATGAAAGCTCCTATGTATCAAGAACTAACAGGGAGAGAACTCATGTTATATCAAACCGGATTTAAAAATGGTTATCGTATGGCATTACAACAAAACAGAGCAAAGATAGAGGGTCAATTATTTAAATTAAAAATGAAACAAGAAAAGATAGAAGAAGATAAAAAAAATAAAATACCTATTGAAAGAAAATCTGTGGGTCGTAATACTTTTGATGCTGTTGTTAATAAAATTTGTATCAGATATGAAGTTACCCCAAATGATTTGCTTGGCACAAGAAGATTTGAATATTTAGTAAGAGCAAGAAGTATTATGATTAATCTTTTTTTAGAAGTGTATGGTATATCTTTATCAGAGTTAGGAAGATTATTAAAAATAGATCACTCAACTGTTATTCATCATCGTAGATTAAAATATATGGGAAATAGATTTTGGTCATCAGAAAAAACAATACACCAAGAATTTAAGGAATTAAAAGAACAGCTAGAGATGTGAAGAATCACCCCTTTAATATACACATGATGGCTATGTTTGTTTTTATAGTTCTTTATTTAACATTCAAAATCATTAACTGGATATAAATGGTAAGAAAAAAAACTTGGGTTAAATCAAAAAGAAATTTATCTATTCAATGTGGCACTTGTTTAATGTGCGATAAGCCTATGATGTCTGATGAAGGTGGTTGGATTATTAATGCAGAAAAAAAACATTTCTGTGAAAGACATAGAGCTAATGAACATAGTTGCTTTGATGAGTATCTTAGACAATATAAAGAGTGGCAACAATCACAAATTAAATAAAGTATTTTTTATTATATAAAACGACTTTCCATTGAATCTTCTTATTAAACTTATTTCTTTTAGCATAATCTAATGCTTCTTTTTCCGTCTCCCAAATTTCATTTGTAAATATTTGCCAACAATTATCTTGAAGCCAAATGATTGAATACATTAATCTGTTTTAGATATACTAAGAATCTTACCATCTTTAACAACAGCATTAACTTTCATGCATTGAAATTGTGCGTTGTTTGTAGAACGTAAAGAAATACGTTTTCTCTTTAAACATTCTGAGATGTTCGGCATAAGTAAATGTTCCTTTAGAACAGGCGGATCACCAAGATACATAAGAAGTGCTACAACTAATTCCATTAATGATTACCATTTTTTCTAACTTTATCTTTTAATTTCTCTACATCGTCTAATAATTTTTCAGTTTGTTTTTGTAAAAATTGAATATTAACTTTGTTGTGCATCATATCTTCTATTCTTGTTTCAATCTTCTCAGTAGTTTTATATAATTCCTCCAAGAGCATAAATTGCTCTTGATCTACAGGCTTTTGATGAGATTTTTTTAATAAATCAGCTTCAAATAATTCTCTTGAAGTCTCTAGTGATACTAACCTAGCTGTCAATTCTGTGTATGCAAATATACCCATAGCGACTGCTGCAAGTATAGCTATGAGATTTCTCATTGGCATACTTATTGCTGTATTATCAGATATTTTCATCTACCTTGACCTCTAGTTTTTTTCCAAGAGCTTTTTTTATTTTTATTCATAGAACTAAATTTAGGTTTTTTTCTTTTACTAAGACTTGTTCTTTTTGCTATTCTTTCGTGCTTTGGTTTTCGCAGATCGAACTTTACTCTTGCCATACTTTCCTGTTTGTTGAGATAATAAACTTACTTTTTTACTATATTGTTGTGTAGCATATATCATGTTATTTAAACTTCTTTCCCGATAATAAATTAGTAACTGATATTCCGTAGTTACCACCTACTACTATAAAGATTAAATATAAATATACTTCAGGTATAGTTTTTAATTGATCGAAATAAAAATCTACCTTTTTTAACATTGCCATATCTCCCCAGAACGTAGCATAAGCAAGAATACCTAAAGGTGCTAGAATAAACGCACCTAGTATTAAATCTAAAAATAAAGAGCCATTTCTCTTTGCTCTTTCATTTCCTGTTTCCATTTCCTTTAAAGCTATTGCGTGTTTTCTGTCGCTTTTTTCTCTTCTTCTTTGCATAAAAGTTCCGGCAGCTTTAGAACCTATATTAAATAATAATTTATATGGTATCATCTGATTTATCTTCCTTCTCTTTCTCTACTGGTTTTCCTTTCATTTGTTCCTCTAATGCTTTTATCTTAGCTAAAGCATCTTCTAAATCTTTAGTTGAAAATTCAAGTTTTTGCAAACATCTTTTATTTGCGGCATCCTTAGACTTTCCAGCATCTTCAAGTTCATTGATTTGCTGTTTAAGTATTCTAACCTGATCCTTATACTCGTTTATAATTTCACCTTTATCCATATTATTTATTATAATATATCTTGACTTTTAGTTTCTTTTGTTCGGGAGTGAGACCTCTGTTAATTAAAGCTCCTGCTTTTCGTTTATAGGTATCTTTAGGTGTGTAATCTTTCTTTCTATAATTAGCACTTTTAACATCATATGCTTGATATTCGCCTGTGTCTATATCTAAAACGACCATATCTATTGGTCCTTTTCCCATAGCAGGTACAAAAACAATCTTGTTTGGGTCTTTGGCAAATTCTGCCTGTGCAATAAGTTCATTGTAAAGTCCAACAGAAGCTGTCTGTCTGCGTTTAGCCATTCCATTTAAAGAAGGTAATTACAGCTCCTAAAAGACCACCTGTAATAATAAGAAAACTTATAACACCTTTGCCTTTATTCATGTCAGAGTGTAAATTTTTTATATCTACTCTCATTTCATCAATGGCTTTAAATAAAGTTTTCATACGTTCAGAACAAACTTTCTCATGAGTTGAGATACGATAACTATTACTCTTCTCTGCGTAGGCTCTAATCAGTTTTGTGGCGCTTACAGTTGCAGATGATTTTTTTAATTTTTGCTTTAGAGACATCTTTAATTTTTCCCCAAGTTAATTGTACTTGTGCTAAAAACACCTTGAACATTTTATCCATAATATTTTCCTTACAATATTGCTAATATAACAATAATAACAGCCACAGCAATGACAGCTGCTTTGTGATCTCTCCAGTAGTGTTCTACTTTTTCTATTATTTCTAACATTGTGTTTCCTTCCGTTATGACTCTTCTATTTCTACGCACTCAAAATAAACAACAAGTTTATTGCTATTTACCATTACACTATCCATACTATTAGTAACTCGAATAGCTCTTAGATAACCTGCATTAGCACATTCTGACCAAGAATTAAACACAAAATTATCATGTATTTTAGGTAAACAATTAAGATGTAGAACAGAGCAGATGTTTAAAATTAACATAAATTTCATCTGATTTCATTATCAGATAAACAGTATGATGAATAGATGTATTAAGTTTTAGTTTGGAAAGTAACTTTATTATTAATGCTTGTTTAAATTATTTAAATGGTGGTCCACCAAACCACATAACGAAAGATTTACGATTACCTTTAGTAACTGGTTTAACTCTATGTCTAATGAAACTTGCAAAAAAGATTGCGTGTCCCTGTTTCATTGTTGGTCTTGCTTTATCATCTATCATTTCTAGTTCGCCACCTTCAAAATCTTTTGGGTCTGACAATAAACAAGTCATTGATATTTTTCTAACTGGAGGTTGATTAACCATAGAAGTATCATTGTCAGTATGCCAATCATAAAAAGCACCAGTTGGATATTCTGTATATTGTGCTTGTTCTGTTACTTGTATGCCTTCAAATCCAAAATGATTAATATTAATGTTTCTTATCCATTGATCTATTCTCTCATAAACAGGCTTAGCTTCTGGCATATTAAAAGGCAACCAAGAGAGAGTTGTAATTCTTTTATTTTTATCATCAGTTCCAGCAATATCAATTTTCTTTGGATTGTCTGTCGTTGATTTTTTTTTCTCTGAACCAACTCTTGCTTTTTCCTGTGGAAGTGTTTGACCAATTCTTATGATATGTTCGCATTGTTTTTTATCAAAAACAGGATCATTACTTGCTACAATATATGATTTCCACTTTGGTTCTAAATAAATCATTAATGATTCCAAATATTGTTCATTGCTTGATCTTTACTTTGACCAAGAAATTTTCTACCATCCATAGCAAATGCTTTAAATCTTCCATCTGCTCTAACATAATGTAAAAATATTTGCATACATTTATTACCTTCGTATGGTTCTCTCCAATGTTCGTATTTACATCCTTCATAAACAGCTCCAGCTCCAGGTTTAGTAATTAAAAAAGTTGGTTGTTTGTTAGAATCAATTTTTCTATTTTCATCTAATTCGTGAAACCAAATTTTCCAATCCTTATCGGCTAAGATATTTAAAGTTATAGATACTTCACAT